TCTTAATTGCTCTTTTTCCAAAGCATTATAATCCTTATACTCATCAAAATGTCCTGCTGCCTTAGCGTCATTAAAATTTATAATAGCATTTCGACATTTAGAAAATAGTGTATCACCACAAGACATCTGAATCTCTTCCCTCAGTTCAGGTTTAGGCGGGTCGAACATGGCCATGGCCGCCGCGTGCTCTTCTTCCCATTTCGCATCGCGCGCGCATATCTGGGTCGTACCGCTCGGGATATTCTTTAGTTTTAAGATTTGGAAACGGACATTTCATAAATCCAGCCGTCACTGCTTTTAAAAAATTTAATTGTTGTTGACATCGATCCGATTCGAGCAGCACCCCACTATAACAAAGTTTATATTTATCGATTTCTTTTCTTGCTGCTCTCCAACTATCAAAATATTCCTCAAGTAATGCTGCTTCCCGTGCTTCAAAGGCTTCTATGGCCTTTTTTTGTCCGGGTGTCCCACTTTCGGCCACATCCCTTTGCGAATACTCATCATGGAACGACCGATGTAGTTGGCTCGGGTACATTTCGGGTTCTCTACGTATTGAACCCGGGTACTCGCGACCAGCCGGGTCGGTGATCTTTTGTGATAGTTCATAGTAGTGTTGTAACGGTCGCTCCTCCGAAGGATGCTCTGGAAAATAGCGCATCTGGTGTGGGTGATCGGCGTCACCACCGTACTGTTCATATTTGTCGTCTAGCATCCGCTGGGCCATCTCCTGGGCATGATCCTTGTCGATGGCGCTTTCCGCGTAGAATTCTTTCGCATGATGTTCTTCTGCTTGAACAGCCATATGCGGATAAAGTTCTGCTTCAATGTCTATTACCGCTTCTAATGGCTCACCAGCGCTAGGAAGTGTTCCTGCTTTTGCCGATGGCGCACCAAACACAACTAATTTACAATATTCATTGGGATTAAATCCTGATAATTTAATTGGAGTGTGTTCATGTGGCGCCCCACTTGAATCAGTAGTATGAGCGGCTGCAGCCCAGTGCTCAACTCGTTTTTTATAAATCTCTTGATATTTTTTAATAATTGGACTTTTAATATACGTTGAAACCCAATTATTAAATTCAGCAAGAGCATCAAAATAATCATCGTCCTTAAAAAGAGCTGCCAACTGTTGATTATGTCTTATCTGATCCTTGCCCTTACCATAGTAGAGCTTCATCCCGAAGTAATCATCCCCCTTTGTTCGGTTACCTTGCGCAGTATTTTCTGGCGTTTGTCTGGTCGCCCCAAGCGGATTTATTGGCGCCAAGTGACTAGTCAAGCGTGCTTGGGTGGTGCCGAGCCGGCTCTTCTCTTCTTTTGCAGCCTCCTCGGCTTCGCGCGCTCGTTCGTCCTCCGCGTAGGCACGCTCTCTGTCCATGGCATCCTGCCAACTCTCATCCAGCTGGCCAGACCTCTCCTTGGTTTGCATCTGATCCCACTCATCGCGAGCGTGTTCTTCATCTATAAAATTTCGCCAATTTTCAAATAAGTATTTCATGGTTCTAGAATTCTAGAAGTATTTCTTCTTCGAGAGCAGGCGGGGCTCCTAATCCCTCTTCGTCGGCGCCAGGTATTTCTGCTTTTGCAGTAACATATGCTTGATTTGTAGGCTCTTCTACCTCCGGAGAAAGTTCTGATTCAAACTTGTCAAAATAAAGTTTTAAGTTCGCAATCAAATAGTCATAAAATAATTCTTGGTCTTCTTCGTTTGAGAGTAACTCATAAGAATCGATAACGTTGCTCTCGACCTTCTTAAAAGAATTATAGGCCATATTACGGCCGGTTTCATCGGCGTCTTCTAGGCCTGCACCAAATTCTTCTTCGGGAGTGGTCTCTTCTTTCTCCCCCTCCTCTTCTTCTGCTGCTCTTTCGGCCGATGTACGAATATCGATAAATTTATCTGCATCCTCATCTTCAATTTCTACTTCGATGTCTTCAGATAAATCTACATCACGTGCCGCGGCTAGCCGCATTTCTTCGCTCTCTTCTTCGCCGGCTTCAGTATTAATTTCAGAAGGTGTAAGTGTGTTGACAACAGCATTAACAATATGTGCTCTAAAAGATTCCCGCTGATCATCTGCAGTGGTCATCATACGATAATCAATTTCTAATTGAGGGATTATTTTCTTGAGAAGGTCTTCTAAGACGTTAATTCCAGTGGATTTGTTAGGGGTGGGCTTGTCATCTGGAACTTGTCCACGCTCGTTCAAATCCATTAATTCATAATCCATAAAAGAGCGGATAACCTTTCTAAGTTTCTTTTCTTCGACTAGTCTTTTTTGTTTAACAATACGAATTGCGTGTCTTATACTTTCTCTAAGGATCTTTTCATCTTTATTCATAATTTATACCTCTTCCAATAATTAGTTCTAAAACTTCCTCAACCAAAGATAAGTCTAAATTTTCTTGTCTAATCATGCTTGGCTTCCTTGATTTTTTCTTTCTTCGGCGGTTGGGCTTACCCGATGTAAATAAAGGGGAGCCGTATCCAACACCATTGCCTCCTGACGCGCTGGCCATTTCTTCTACTGGTTCTGAAATATCAATTCCAATCGATACATCGCCATGATCCACATTAATTGTAGTAATGCCAAGAAGTTTAAGAATCTCCTGAGTCTTTCTAGGACATCCAGAAAATATTGTTAACCCTGCATAATCGGGATATTCAACTGAGTCTTGAGACACACTACAGAATGTTAATAAATCTCTGAAATCACTAGCACTATAAGGAGTTCCATCTGGCTTTACATGTGGTTCAACTGTATTTAATTCTAAATCTTCAATTACCAAATCTGGTCTAACGTGTTTTTCTTTGTTTTGTACAAGATCTAAATACCGATGCCAATCAGGTACTCCGCTCTCATCTGGTTTACTGCTAGCCCCTAAAATAACATGAGTACCTTGGGGTAACGTGCTGCTTTTTCCTACCTCTTCAAATACTGCTTGAACTGGGGATGCTTTGGGAGATGTTTTTACTTCTACATTGCCGCCGCCGGCCTTGAGTAATCCGAGATCACTTAAAAGAATTTCCCAGATTTTTTCAGAATCGGCCGCAGTAATATTGCGTTCTTTGCCACCAACTTTTATTGATCTTTGTTTTTTAAGAGGATTAGATATTAATACCACAACCTCGTCTGCTTTGGTGGCATATTTTTTAACCATTTGGACATGTCCTTGATGGGGCGGTTTAAATGCGCCAGCAACCAAGGCGATTGTCCTGGGTTTTTTAGAAAATTCACTGTCTATAACAGGATCTTCATTTTCATCTTCAAACTCAAGAACGACCGCTTCTTGAAGCAAATTTTTGGTATATTCATACACAGTATTGTATATAACTTCTTGCGCGTTTTCTTGCCGTACGGTTTCTACAACCAACGCACCATTTAAAAGATCATTGTATACCAAAAATGGAANTTTACCAGGAACATGACNAACTCCTTTCATTTCATCAAGCCATTCTNGNAGNGTTTTGGTAATTTTAGTGTCTTTTGACACATTAATGGTGAGGCTTTTAGATAATCGCTTAATAGATTCCTGAGTGAATTTAGCAGACTTATCTATCATGAAGTTGGCGCGACTAAATTCTAAACGATCTACAAATTTAATCCCATTTCCTGCGTGGTCGACTGCTACATACCCCTCGGGATTAGTGGCAATCAGATCGCCCGAACCATCATCGATAAAGTGTTTTGTACTATAAACAGCATTATTATATTTCTCGATGAAAATATTTTTGGCTTCAAACAAAAGGCGCGACACTCGAAAAAGATTAAGAAAATCTTCTTTTTTATTTTCAAATAACTGTAATCTTTGTTGTATTGCAATTTTCACCCGCTCTTGGCGCGCGATTTTACCCTTTTCAGTTGTTAACTTTTTTAGGGCCGCTTCATTTTTCTTGTTTTCGTAAGAAACATACCAGTCTTTAAATCCTTCGAAAGAACTTTCAAAATCTTCTAGAAACTGGCCACTCTTAATTTCTTTGTTAATATATATGTTCAGTAGTGCTAATGGCAGATCATTATAATTTATTCTTTCATTAACCATATCCGCCTTCTCAACTAAACTGATGACCCTGCGTTCTTCATTTTCGGTAAGAGTCACAGTTCCAGTATCATCTGTAAAAAACGCATCATCAAACCAAATCCCTGGTACTCGATTGAGGTCACTTACATCTGCACCTAGGCTGCCGTTTGTTGGGCGCCCCAGTAGATCTATATCATTATATGTAGTATGAAACACAATCCCAAATTTTGATTGGCCAATTTCCTGGCCAAGTTTAGAATTCACCGGGGCAGCATAAATAATTGTATTAGGCTTAAATCGGTAATGAGGTTCTCCATCAATTTCGACTACATTAAGCATCGAATCATCAAACATAAAGTCACCCTGTAGGATATTTTTGATTCCAAGTTTGGGTAGTTCGACAAGCGCTCGCTTAAGCTTATCAACAAGGCCACCGTGGCCAATATTGCCCTCTTCATCTGCGACGTTACCATCAGCATCTCGTTTAAACTCGCCATTATCATCACGTACTGCTTTACTATGATTGTTAATGATATCTTCTTCGGTGTAATTAATCTTAGGAATACCTGCGTTGAAAACAGACTTAGTTCCTACAAAAAACTTACCGTCTTTCCCCCTACCAGCAACCATGGCCGGCGCTCCATCCCATTTAACCGATGTTTGAACGTGAGATCTAGAGTTTCCCTTCAAAGTTTCGAGAAGTTCCAAGAGAAATGCGCGGGCCATCTTATAGCCTTCTGGTCCTTGAGTAAGAACTAACTCTTCGAGATGGGTAAGATGTGTGTTGGCGCCGCTGCCCATCTATCTTTCCTCGTTTTCGTTCAGACTTTCTTCGAGAATATTAAGTTTTTCTTGCAAAACATGGACTTCGTTTTGCATTCTGCGAGCGAGACGTTTAACTTCTTTTATTTGTTGTTTTGCCAACGCAAACCGACGCTTTTCCGTCATAGTTCGAGGTCTGAAATTATTAATAATCTCTTGAAGTCCTTGAATATACGTAAAAATGGTCTTTTCTTCCATTTCTTCATTTAAAATGAATTTTCTCCAATCAGCACCTAATGACATTTGTGAATCTCCGTAGTTATTATACCATTCATGCAGTAAAAATATAAGATTGCGATGTCGTTGCTTTTTTATTATTTTCAACCAAGTCGCAATTTTTATATTTCGTCCGCATTACTTCTTATTCTCTTTGTACATCTTACGAATAGTCTTACGAACTAATCTACGAACTTGTTCTTCAATTTTATCGTTTTCTACTCCTTCTGGCCGCAGCGCAGGATCCGGTTTACCCCGAATGTGTCGGCCCTTGCGTCCGCGCCTGAGCCTTTCC